CCTGAGTACATAACAATCTCACCCTCGCTTGAGATTGCCATAAACAAGTCTTGAGCTGTTACGTTTTTAAGATTGGTATATGTGCCAGTAAATAAGAGATAGCCGCCTCGTCGCATGACGTATTGGAAGTCATACGAATCTAAAAGTGGAGTGCCAGTAGTAAATGTTTGGCGTATGGTTTTGTGATACCACATTGTCATTGAGTTTTTTTCAATGAAATATAGTCGCTCACGATAACTTGCTACATTAACTAGCGAGCTAAGACCTGTAGCTGGTCCACCACTTGCTACTATATTAGTTGTAGTTCCTGTGCCGTTATAAATCTGTGGAACATCACCAGTGTTGTTTGCCAGGTACATTCGATTAGCAAAGAACTCTTTATTCCAATCACCTCCAGTGTATCCACCTACTTTACTAATATCAGTAGCAACTCCAGATGAGCTTACTGAGAATAGCTTTGAATCAGTTGCGGCTATTAGCTGGGACGTTCCATTAGCAAGCGAGTATTCGTGCATGAAGTGAATTTGTGTTGATGGAATGGTTGCTCCACTAACTACAAACTGTTTATACCCAAGCCGTACAGTTGGCGCACCAGCCCCTGGAAATACGTTATTTAATTCCAATGCTGATGACGGCTCCATGTTGTCGATTGGACTTACTAGGTCCAACCCACTTGATGGAGGCGGCATTGTGTACCCTTCGTATGACATGATGCTTAATAAGTCCTACCCCGTGTAGTCGTCGGCATAATCATCGGTCGCATAGACGCAGGTCGCTGCATATCACTCTGCTGTGGCATTGGCTGATATGGCATTGGTTGCGGTTGATAATTTCCCATTGGCTGTTGTGTCATGCCACCAACGCTGCCTGCGCCTATATATCCCGGAGGGTTTTGATCATATGGCTGTGGAGTGCGATTGACCATTTGATTCCGTGAAAACTGATCCATGGCTGCGTAAACATTTGCATAAGCATTTGGATTTGACGCAGAGTTTTGCTGTCCTAAGTGTGCTGGAAGAAATGTGATTGGCTGTTGCGCTCCAGGTCTAGGCATAGCTGGAACGCCACTTGGTCCATACATACCTTGATTTGGTCTAGGCATTGGAGGAACAGCGCCAGGTCCAGGCATAGGACGCATGGGCTGACGGTCAACATTGTTACTGGGATTAGATTTAGGATCTCTCGTAAGTGCGCCAATCAATCGTGAAACTGACATGTTATTTTCCTTTTATGTTTCTGAGTAAGCCTTGTTTAACTGTTTCTGGTTGCTTTGGTGCAGTCGATTCTTCTTTTGGACCTTTGACTTTGCCCCAATCAATATCAATCGTTCCGTGATGCTCTCTTACTGCTCCAGCATCAAGAGCTTGCTGTGCTATCTGACGACGCTTTTCTTCACTGAATTTACCAAGCCAATCATTGCCATACTTTTCAAAGAAGGTGCTATAGCCCCAAATATCCTCAGGTTTAAGATCTTTCTCGCTTCTGGATTCAGCAAACTTAACATTTGCATACCTACCAGCAGCTTGATCTTCTTTTGCTTGGTCAATCAATTCTTGCTTTGAACGCCCTTTAGCAAGATCAGTATTTGCATATAATTGGTCAGGGACATTAATCCCTTTCTTTTGTAAATCTTCTAAACGACGACGCTCAGTAAGATACATATCCCTATCGCCAAACACTGCACCTGCAATTCCAATCGGAGATAGCCAGTTTCTCCAGTCTGTAACAGCTCCTTTTAAAGCTTCTCCTCGACTGCTGGTTTTGTATTTGTGCATTTGTTTGCTAAAGTTTTTACTAGCAAGGTATGCACCGATAGCAGCTAACGCATAGGGACCAGCGGCAGCCAATGTTTCAGAACCTAATAGTCCTCCACCTTCTAAGGCAGCACTTCCACCAAGTTGAGAAGGCATAACAACTTCAGCTGCTCCAGCAGCCCCAGCCGTTCCAGCACCAGCACCAGCACCAGCGGCTCCAGCACTGCTACCTAAGTACGAAGGAAGCATACCAGCTCCCATTCCAGCTAATTGCCCTATAGCGGCAGCGTTGCCAGCTTTTTGTTCTTGGCCAGCTTGATATGAACTTGGAGACCCATAACTACCCTGAACTGCCATTACAGCTTCATAAGGCGAGTAGCCCATGCCTATCAGTGATTGATAGTACTGCATTGGAGCCATGTTCTTACCAGGGGGTGGTGCTTGACGTTGCGGCATAGTTAAATCCAAGTTCCAAATACTGCTGTGCCATTACGAGCAAACAACTCTGCTCTTGTATTGCCACCAGCATATATAACTTTGCTTACTTGCTGTCTGGAATAATCTTCATTGAGCTGCAAAGCATAGCGAGGCTGAATACCTGTTAGCCCATGAATTTCAGCAAAGCGTTCCAGTACACCAAGTTCTAATGTTTTTTCACTGAAAATACTGACATCAGTATCGGCAAGGAAATCAAGATAAGGACCACTATAATAAGTCCAGGTAACTCCACCATCAGATGCAGAGCCAGACGTATGAGTTGGGGCAGTGTTACCAGTAGTGCCGCCAGCGGTAGTAGTATAATAATTGCCGTTATAGAATGTGTAAGTATTGGCTGCATACAACACTCCACTAGCCCATGTTTGCGGCTTAACGCATCTATCAGCGATATACTCAAAGATGATTATATTACCGTTGTTATTTGCCCCAGGCGTAGGGCTTATGAGTAGCTCGCTATTAGTAATCCCTCGGATCTGGAATCGCTGATAAACAGTAGTATTAAGTCCGAATCCACGAATCTCAGCGTACTCTTGCTCAGACATTGGTCCGAGGATGCGCCATCGAGTTGAGCTATTCCAGAAGGACTCATATTGAGCATAGGAAAAAGCCGCTGGTAGTTGGTAGGTTGCCTGACCTCCTACCAGCGTTATCGAACCACTCGCATACATCTTTGGCCAAGGATACTGATCGGCCATCTCACGATTGATTCTATTTGTAATCGCTAATAGCTGCTTAGTGGTAGTTTCAGTTGAACCAATGATATTGGACTCAACTGTGTACCCAGCTTCATTAGCAACATTAGCGACTACGGTAGCAAGACTCATACCTTCCTCGGTCTGCCTCTTCGTTTAGGAACATCAACCTCATCAAAACCAGGATCCAATTCTTCGACTGGATCAACCTCGCTAGACTGGATCACCTCCTTTCGATGACTCCGTAGGTCAGTTCCTTCATTCGCCTCGACTCGCTGAAGAAGCAATTCAACCTGCTCCCTCAACTTCTCGGTGCGACGCTTCTCATTATCCAACTCTTCTTTGAGCGCAACTACATCTGCTTGCGAACTCTTGGCAGAATCCATCCAATCCTTAGCCATCTTGATATAGCGTCCAGATGGTCCAAGTTTGCGACGGATGTCATCGCTTGCGTCTGCCAGCTGCTCTACCGTCTTAAAGCCCATATACTGAAGCTCACGGCAAACAGAACCAGGAAGGAGTGCCCACTCAGTAAGCGGCGTACCGCCCTCTACAGGCTCACTACCAGCCTTAAAAGCGGCATACATCTCTGGATACTCTTGGATATCCTGTGGCTCAATCTTGCGAACGGTAGTATCCATTCCAGGCCATTGAATTGAAATGGATGGAATCTCATCGTATATAGGACGACCCGCCTCAAGGCTCTTCTGCCTATTCTCGTTATAGGCGTAAAAGAACTTTACATTTGCTCCTGCATAGCGACGCTTGGGTCTCCCCTGGTCGCCATTCATTATTGCGCTCCAATCAATCTGTGCCATATCTCTCCCTAGGTAAGTTAGGCTTAATGCCTAGCCACCTTTATAGCACTAACCTTCAATGACGGTAACAGTGTTAATCGAAGCTCCGCTAGTTTGATAAACTGTAATAGGTCCACCAGGGATAAACCCATCCAAAAATATCAATCTGTTGGCGTTATTGCTGTTGTCTAAATTAAAACACTTATTGGTAGCTGAAGGAGTTATTCCCGTAAGGGTTTGACCCTCTAAGCCTACTCCGATAGCTGCTGCAGAATGGTTTTGAATAAGAAGAAACTTTCTAAATGGATTAGCTGCGAGAACCGTCGTGCTAGTAGCCGTTGGAATAGTTGGAGTGGCGGTTGTGGTATTCCCGGTATAAGCCGTCATAAATCACCTCAAAAATATGGGGGGACTTTCACCCCCCTGTGCATTAAGTACCAGTCGCAACAGTAGCTACCCAGAGGGTTGAGCTAACACGAGTGCAAGTAGCAATCTGCTTATTAGCAGTGGTCAGCGTAATTGCTGAGCCAGCTGTCGTTCCATTGATCTGATCAGATGCAGAGGAAGGATAGAGCTTAAGGTCATTAGCTCCACCATTTCGCACTACAACAGTCGCACCAATCGGAGTATTTGCATTGAGCTTAACTCCAGTGCTTGCTGCTGCGGTCGTAACATTATTTACCGTAGCTGTAAGCAAAAGAGCGTCAGAAAGAGCAGATCCAGTAGCCGTCAAAGCAGCACCAGCCGGATAGACTGGAAGTGCATCAATGGTTGGAGTTGCAATCTTTGTTGCTTGCTCTGGAGGCAATCCAAGCCCCATCAAGTCAGTAATAAGTGCCATGATAATCCTTTACAAAAGGGGGAGCTTAACTAGCCTCCCCCATTCGGTTAGATGTTGCTGTAGATTCCAGTGAATGACTGAACCTCTACCGAAGATCCTGAACCAGAGTCAGTCGTAAGACCAACAAGGCCAGTGATAACTCCAGCAGTTGAAGCATCATCAAGAACGCCAGCAGTAGCTGTGGTGTAAAGTTTAGTTCCAGCGACATACGACGCTGCAACCTTAACCTTAATACCAGAACCAGTTCCTCCACCTTCTCCAACAAATACCCAGAGGTACTCATTGGTAGCAGCAGCAACCTGAGCAATTCCAACTCCCTTTGGAGTCGTGCTTGCGTTGGTTGTGGTGATAGGAGTGAATCCACCATCCTTATCTACGATTCCAGCCTGATACTGGGTAACAGTAGTAGTAGCCTTAACAAACATGAACTTGCCACGCTTGTCAGACCCGATATCCAATACCCTTGCAGGAAGTGGAATAGTTACTCCGTCCCAGGTTCGAGCTGAATTAACTCCAAATGATCCTGTATATGACATATCTCTTCTCCTTTACAATTAAGCGTAAATTACAGCCTGAAGCGCAGGAGCCGAGCAGCAGAGGTTTCCTTCAACGATGATAACCGTGAAGAAAGCATCCTGGTCAACCGGACGAGCCATCTCAGGAGCGAGGGGCTTGAAGTCAGCACCACGAACCATATCGAATGACCAGTATTTCGTATTGAGAAGGCGGCAGCTGTTGGTCTCAAGAACCGACGAGCCGAATCCACCGTCGAACACGAAATCTACGCCGTCATAGCTAAGAACACGGAATCCAGCATCAGCCTTCTTTGTAGGAAGCTGAATACGCTGAATAGCTGTGAGAGAGCTATGAAGGTACTTCCAAGCCGTACGGTCCATGATTCCAAGGTCTGGCATCTCGTTACCACGAGTGATCTGGCTGATAGCATCAGTGATCTGCTCTTGTACGTTCGATGCAGAAAGGGTCACGTTTACAGCAAGGTTACGAGCAAAGCTGTTAGACGTACGGTCGATCTGTCCATAAGTACCAGACGAAGGAGAGGTCGAAACCGCCTTCTTGATACCGTCAAACTCAAGTCCTCCGCTTCCAGTTCCATCGCCACGAAGCGAGGTAGAAACAGTATTCTTAAGTCGGCTGATCGATGCCTTCATCTTCTGCTCTGCGAGGTCAAGCAACTGAGCCTGATCTCGGTTAGCACGACGAGAACGTCCGTCGATTGCTACTGGCTCATAGCACTGCTTGATAGCGAATCGGAACGCTGTAAAGTCGTCGATTGCATCAAGGTTGAATGAGCTAAATCCAGAGTAGAAACCACCCTGTGCTGTGTCGTTGTAGAGGACTGGCTTACGAAGCTCATATCCACCACTAAACTTTCTGATAAGGCCCTGCTGATCAAGGGAGAGGAGGAGCGGATTGTGGTGAAGTACCTCATCCGCAATCTGATCTGACTGATCAAACAGGGTCGCTACGATTGCTTCTTCTAAGTTTGCCATTTGTTATCCTTATTAGTTTTGGATAACCAACGGCAACTTATGTGCCTAATCGCCGGACATGCGCCGCCGCAGGTTATCCCTTAAATCTTTGACTTGAATCCTGGGAGTCCCTGAACCAGCGGAGCCAGTAATTGACTTGGAGGCAGCCTTTGCTTTCTGCACGGCTACCATCTTTTCTTGTACCCTAGCCTTTGCAGTCATCGCAGAATGGAGACTGGAAAAAGTGGGATTGCCATTAACGACATAATTATAGGCAGTTTCTAGGATCTCTTCTGGAGAACTATACTTACCTGTATTCGTTAAAGCCTGTACTATCGGTGCCATCTCCGCTTCTAGCTGTGAAGCAGTTTCAGGGTCCTTAAATAAAGGCTTGGCTGATATAAACGATTCTACGGCACGTTCATTATAGTAAGCAACGGCTTTTTGTTGCTGTTCAGCTAGTTGCGATTGCATAGCCGTTTGCAGCTTCTCTTCTGCAATCTGCTCAGCTTGTTCCCTAGTCAAATACTGCTGTTGAGGCTGCTGAGGATACTGTTGCCCCTGATCCTCATTGGCATAGAACAAATCATCGGGGTTTACACCATAGGACTCAAGCCACTGCTTTGCAGTGTTGATAGGGTCCTTCTGCATTTCCTGGTCCCATAGAACTGCTCTACGGGCAACATCGGTTAGGCTAACCCCACGCTTAACATAATCGTTTTCGTATTGTTTTAGCGTTTCAAATACTGGATTGATATGCTGCTTAACCTGCTCTAGCTCATTAACTCGCCGCTGATAATCGCTCCTAGTCTCATAAGCTCTACGGTTCATGTACTGCTGAAGCACATGAGCGTTTTCGGCTGTAGGATTGAGAAACGCTTCCTTTTCAGCCTTGTTCATATCGGCTGGAGGAACAAGCGGGATTCGCTCTGTTTGAGGTTGTGTAGCCTCTACTGGGGCTTCTGCTGGCTGATCATCGGTAGCTGATTCTTCAGGAACGTCATCCTGCGAACCCTCCTCTTGAGGCTCTTCAACTTCTTCCTCATCGTCCTTTTCTGGCTCAACTGACTCTCGCTCTACAGAAGCTGTTTCATCAGACTCGGAAAACTTAGCTGCTAGGCTACTTCTAATATCTACTTTAGACTCGCCAGTGCTTTCAGAATTGCTATCAATATCAACCATTTAGTCTCTCCCGTACTTGGTTCATAAAACGAGAAACCACTTGTTTTTCCCTAGACTCTGTCCCTTTCTCAGGGCTGTAGCCATGGTCAAATGAGTCTCCCACCTCAATCGCTCCTGCTGCTCTATATGCCTGTCTTAGCTTTGCTTTGCTAGTATATACTTCTTTTGGATTCAAAGGATTCCTAGTCGGTGCCATCTCATCCTGAATAAATAGGTCCCTAGCGTTAGTTTGAACCCTACGCTGTACCTGCTCTATTGGCACAACTTTCTGTTGAATCGGACACCATTGGAATAGTTTATACTTACTCATCTTCCTCCAATGAGGCTAAAAGAAGCAGGATCTTTAGCTTCCTCATCTTTAGATCCCGCCGCTTTTTCTCCTCTTGATAACGTCTATAGTTATCCTCTTCCCGTAGCCTTTCACGTTCAAGAGCTAAACTTTTAAACTCTAAGGCCCGAATCTGCTCAATGAAATCCACCACCATTTGACGGGTCTCATTGGCTATCTGAGCTTTGTAATCAGCCATAATGCGGTCAATGTTGACCTTCATTTCTGGCGTCAGCTCAAACTGTGGCTCCTCAGCTATGATCTCATCAGCTATTGAAGTGGCAACTTCTATTAAAGTCTGCCCTTCATCTAGCTTCTCTTTAATCCTCTTTTTAAGGTCTAAAGTTGTAACCTTCTTCTTGCGTTTGGCTTTACGCTCCTCAAGAATTTGGCTTGCAAGCTCTAGTTCATAAGCGTCATAGACATGCTTTCTAAACCCATCAGGGTCAAGCAGTTGAACCTGCAAGTAACTCTGAGGTGGCTTAAAGATTAAAAACATACCCTAAAACCTTTGCCGAACTAGCGCATCAAACTCATTTATAAAATTTGCTTGTTTCGGATATCCAACCCCAAACCGTTTAATAACTGATTGGTATAGATCGATATGATTCTTACAAACGATTAATTCTGAATCTTTGCCTGCATGCATCGACACTAAAAACTTACGTCGTTCATAGTATTTTTCCGCAAGCTCATTCTTAACAGCATTTACTATTCGTTCTCGAAACGGATTAGCGACGTGCCGCAATGCTTCGCCAAATT